ACGTGCAGGCTGTCGACATTCATCACCTGGGCCTGCAGGCCCTCGATGCTGTCGAACCACCACGGCTCGGCCGACGGCGTACCAACGAGGACAAACGGCACGTCTGGCGACGAGATCGAGCCGCTGGCGGTCATGGTCGCCTTGCCGTCCTTGCCTGTCGTCCAGCTCTCCCAGGTGGCCCCGCCTGCCTCACGGCGCCACAGGCGGCGCAGGTGACCGGCCTTGGCCTCTGCGGTCGGGTCGCTGTTGTCGTAGGTCTCCTCGTCGGTCAGCAGCCAGACCAGCCGCCCCGAAGCGTCGAAGCGCCAGTCAACGACGGACGCGGCCGGCCACAGCAGCCAGCGGACACGGTCACCGGCCCGTTCCCTGTCCAGGCGGCTGCGGGCGGCGGGGCGCCCCGTGGAGGGATCAATGGCAGGAGCGTCGCGGTCCACCTGCACCCAGCACCATCCCGCTGCCGTGATCTGCGTCGAGACATCCTCCCAGAAATCGTGGACACTCACGCCGGTCCCGGTCACGTCCCGCGCCCAGTCCTCGTCGATGCCGGCGCGGGAGACGTTCTCGGCGAACAGGTACTGGTTGATCTTGCCGGCGACGCGTCCGGCATCGTGGATGCAGACGGCCCTGTTGACGCGGCCAGTCACTCCTGGATTGGCGGTCAGATGCGACGTACCAGACCACGACAGGTCAGACTCGTTGGGAGCACGCCACAGACGCGCAGCGATGTAGGGACGGCCTCCGGCGACGGCCATGATGTTGTGGCGCAGCTGATCGGAGCGCTCGTCCAGGATGGCGTGGCGCCTGGTCAGGAGAATGTCGCTGCTCATGCCATTGGCCGGATCGTCAAATCAGGAAGCCGGCCCGGTCGTTGTGCGCCGAGGCCATGACCGCCGTGGCGTCGCAGGCGTCGTCGTGCTTCCCGTCCGGGAATGCGGCGAACTCGGCGAGCCAGGTGTCGAGCCATGGCCGGCACCCGGGGCCGTAGACATGCACCTGTCCGGCCTCGAATACAGGCTCCAGCGGCGCCAGCTTGGCGGATTTGTCGCCAGGCATGCGGGAGGGCCGGACGACGGCAAACCCGCGCAGGGCGGCCTTGAGGTGCGTGTATGCGTCCTTGTAGGCGGCGAAGGCCTCGACGTGCTGCGACACGCCGGGCCCGTCGGCAAGCGCCGTCGCGCGGATCAGCGTGTCGCGCTCCGGCGCCTCGGCACGGCAGGCTACCATGCTCCGGATCCAGAGCTCCGACGACTGCGCACCGTGTCCGAGCTGCCGCTTGCGCAGCTGCCCACGGACGCCCCAGGTGCGGTCCGGGTCGTCCTTGTCGCGCTCCTTGCTGGACGATGCCAAGTCCCATCCCCTTATCTCGCGTCCCTCCGGCCACCCGTCCAGCGTCTCGTGGACGGTGACGCGCGACACGTCGAAGCGGTTGCCGCCCTCGACCATCGGGTTGCAGTCCAGGAGCGCCGCCGCCTGCTTCTGCAGCGCCGCCCGCTGGGCCTTGTACCACTCCGGCGTGAAGCGTTCGGGAAACAGGTAGTCGTACTCGCCAGGCACCTGTGCGGGGAATCGCAGCTCCTCGAACTGCGGGAAGTCGGGATCCTCGTCCATCTGCTTGATGATCCGGCCGCGTAGGTCGTCCACGTGCCAGGGGGTAGCGCAGACAATGACGATGGACGCCGGCGCATTCTGGCGCGTCATCAGGTCGTTGCGGAACGAGTCCCAGACCTTGTCTCGGAAGACCTGGCTGGCAGCCTCGGCCCGGTTCTTACAGTAGTCGTCCACGATCAGCAGGTGGCCGCCCTTGCCCGTCAGCGCACCGCCGAGGCCCTGCGCCATGACCGTGCCGGCAGATCCATCCACCTGCCACTCCTCGGCCTTGTTGCTGCCGAGGGCAGGCTTGACGCCCGGGAAGATGGCCTGATATCGGTCACACTCCATGATCCGCTTGACGCGCTTGGAGAATCCCCTGACCAGGCTGACGCCGTAGCCCGACATAATCACGTCAGGCTGCATGTCGGCATTGCGTCCCAGGAACCAGGCTGGGAAGGCCCTGCTGACCAGGTCGCTCTTGCCGTGGCGGAAGGGGACTGCCACGAGCAGATATGTCGTCTCGCCCTGCCGCCAGTCCTCGACGGCCTGCGTCAGCCTCGCGGCGATCGCGCGCGTATGCTGGCCGACGACGAGCGGATGCGGCATCCACCAGCACCAGCGCAGGAACGCCAGCAGGTCGCGCTGCGCCAGGATCCTGGCCTTGTGCCACTTGGCCTGCTGGACGGTCATGCTGCATCACTCCCCCGCGATGATCTTGTCGAGCTCCGTCTCCGACACTGCCACCTGCACGGGCTTCCCCGCCGGCCCCGTGATCTCCGTGCGCTCGCTGTAGCCGCGCTGCTTGGCCTTGCATTTCAAGAAGAAACAAACGGCCCAGGCCTCGCCCTTCTGGATGGCGCGCAGGAGCGCCGCCTCGGCCACGTCCATCGTGCGCTCCGTGGCGGCGTCGATCACGTTGCGCAGGCGCTGTGACTTCTGGGCCCGGCGGCAGATCGTAGAGCGGTCGACGCCCAGGCGCTCGGCGGCGACGGACATGATTCCGGCGGACTTCTCGAGCGCGTCGGCGATCTGTGCCTCGGTGAGTCGCTGCCACTTTGGCGTGTTGGTTTTCATGCCGACCTCAATTGCTGTATCCCTTCTGGTTTGCCGACGGCGTGCTGCCGTCGGAGATGCGCTCCGCCTTCCGTCCGGTGAACTGCTCCCACCGGTTGACGATCACGTCGCAGTAGGGCGGGTCGAGCTCCATCAGGAACGCCCGCCTGCCGGTCTGTTCGGCGGCGATCAGCGTCGATCCGCTGCCGCCGAACAGGTCCAGGACGTTCTGGCCGGGCAGCGACGAGTTCTTGATCGCCCTGGCGGCGAGCTCGACAGGTTTCTCGGTGAGGTGCACCATCGCCTGCGGGCTGACCTTCTTGACGTGCCACAGGTCGGTGTCGTTGTTGGGCCCGTAGTACTTGTGGCCCGCGCCTTCCTTCCAGCCGTAGAACGCCAGCTCGTGCGCGCTCATGTAGTCCTTCCGGTTCAGGACCGGGTGCTGCTTGTCCCAGATGATCGCCTGGCTGAAGTAGAACCCGGCGTCCGCCAGCGGCGCGGGGTAGTTCCCGATGTTGGCGTACCCGCTCCAGATGTAGAACGAGCCGCCGGGCTTCAGCACGCGCGAGGCGTTGCCGAACCAGTCTGCCAGCATCTGGTCGAACGCCTCGTCGCTCACGAAGTCGTTTGCCAGCGGGCGGTCCTTGGGGCGCATCTTCTTGTGCGTGGCCTTGGCTGACCCGGGATTGCGATGCACGTCGCGTCCGGGATCGGCATGGAAGCCCGGAGCCTGCTCGTGGGCGTTCGACGCCGGGAACGACGAGAGCCCGGCCGCGATGGCGTTATTCGAGCGCGGCTCGACCTTGACGTTGTACGGCGGGTCCATGTTCACGAGGTCGATGGTTGCGCCGTCGAGCAGGCGGTCGAGGTCCTCGACGCTCCCGCTGTCGCCGCACATGAGGCGGTGGTTGCCGAGCACCCAGATGTCGCCCGGTTTAGTGACCGCCTCGTCAGGCGGTTCCGGGACCGCGTCCGGGTCGGTCAGCCCGTCGGTGCCGCTCGCACCGAGCATCTTCTCCAGTTCCTCGGACGAGAACCCGAGCAACTCGAGGTCGACGTCCATCCCGCGCAGTTCCGACAGTTCGATGGGCAGGAGGTCCATATCCCAGGACGCCAGTTCCGCCACCTTGTTGTCTGCGATCCGGTACGCCTTGATCTGCGTCGGCGTCAGGTCGGTGGCGACGTGAACCGGGACTTCCTCGAGGCCCAGCTTCTGTGCCGCCTTCCAGCGGGTGTGCCCGACGATGATGACGCCGTCGGCGTCCACCACGATGGGCTGGCGGAATCCGTACTCCCGGATCGACCGGGCGACCGCCTCGACTGCGCCGTCGTTGTCGCGGGGGTTCTTGTCGTAGGGTTTGATGTCCGTCGTCTTGCGCTGCTCAACCTTCATGGCATGTGCTCCTGTCGTTGTGGCCCCGGCCATCCGGGCCGGTGCCGTTGTTCGAGAAATCCGCCGGGTTCGCGCCCCGTTCGCGCCAGGTTGCGCCAGGGCGCGACCCTTCCACCGAACCGGCCAAACCTACGGACCCGCGTCCCGGACGCGGCGTGGCGCGAACCTGCGCGCTTGCCCGCCATAGCCTCGGCGACGGCGGGGCCCCTGGCGTCGAACCGGACCGGCAAAACAAACTGTCATGGACAAGGCGACTGTTCCCGCGCGCGTCTCGGCGCTCGTTGCCCGGCGGAGTACCTAACGCATGCCTGCCATGTTTCACCGTTTCACCCGGGGGTCTCATACACACACGCGGGCGGGCGGCCGGGTGATACGCGGGGGGATGCGGGTGAAAGAGAGAAACATGGAGAGAGAGTTCTTCTTTCCCCTTATATTCCTGCCTTTTCTGCCCGTCCCATGTTTCACCCCGCGACGGTGAAACGAGGGTGAAAGAGAGGGAAATCAGACCGACGAGATAGCCGACGATCCTCTGGATGACCCACGCCGCGTTCACTTTTCACCTCCATCGTTAACCCCGCCCACGAGCCGGTAGGATCGGAAGTGCGCTCCGGGCCGGGGCGTGGTCACGATCTCGACCTCGCCTTGTTGTCGAAGCGTCTCGATCAGGACGGCGAAGTTCTTCGCGTCCATCTTCATGCGCTTGAGGAGTACGCTGTGCGGTAGTTCTCGTCCGGGCGCGCTCCGCAGTTTCTCGACCGCCCGCAGGCATTCGGCATGGAACGGGTTCTCGGCGACGTGGCCCGCCGCCATGAAGAGCATCCGGCGGGTCTGTTGCATGACAAAGCGGGTCGCCCACTCGACGGCGGGCAGACCGATGCGGGGAGCCTCGTGGTTCTCGCTGACGGCGTGGATCAGCGCGAGCTTGCGGGTCTGCTCGCTGACACGGCCCCAGACCGTTGTGCCGACGGGATCGCCCGCGCTTTCGGCCCTCGCGTACTCGTCCTCGGCCTGCTCCCGCGTCTCGATCAGCATGCGCCGGGCGTCATCCGTGTGCTCGACGACGACCGGGACGGGGTGCCAGTTGTCGAGGTTGCCGGAGCCGGGCCGGAAGTCGGCCCACCACTTGGCCGTGGCGATGACTCGTGGCGGCAGGTCGAGGATGCGCGGTTCCTGTCCCTTCGGGCGCGGACCGCTCTCCAGGATGATCATGCGGGCGAAGAACCCGTTGGTCAGCATCCGCTCCGAGAGCGCCTCGTAGTAGTGGTTCGGGATCGCCGTGCCGAAGATCACGAGGCACGGCTGGTCAATCGAACCGGGCGACTCCTTGCCCGCCTTGCGGCGCATGGGAAAGACGCTGTTGGCGGCCGAGTACATGGTCAGCAGCGTGCCCATGATCGCCTCGTGCCGGGCGTCCTTGGCCTTGTTGATCGACTGGAGCATCCCGTCGATCTCGTCGGTCTGGAAGACCATGCACGGCTTGAGGAAGAGCGCGTCCTGGACGCCTTCGCCCGAGGCGAACCGCTCCCCCAATGCGTCGGCGATCCCGATCTCATGCGCGATGCGGATGTTGACCTTGCGTGGCCAGTCCTTCCCGGCCGCCGAGTGAGCCAGTCCGAGTAGATAGATGTTCGTGCGGTTGTCGCCGGGATCTCGCACCTTTCGTCCTGCCAGAAACGCCTGGAGCGCCAGCGCGCCGCTAAACGCCATGACGGTGTTCGGGTACGGGGCCGTGGCGATGCAGTGGTCCATGACCTCCGAGATGAAGCCCGGCACACGCAGCAGCGAGTCGGGCATCGGCCCGGGATCTGGCGGTCCGGACGGCGGCTTCGCATCGTTCGCGCCGACGGTCACCGTTCCGGCCTTTGTGAGGATGCCGGAGAGGTCCACGTCCGACGGGGGTTCAAGCGTGTCGGTGTCCCGGAGCCAGCCGAGCGGTCGGTCGTGCGGTCTGGACGCGGCGTCCTCGACCTTGTGGCGCAGTTCGCGTTCCGACCACGGCGGTTGGCAACGCGGGTTGTAGTGGGCGAGTAGAAGCGCCAGGGCGCTTTCCGGCGCGAGGCCGAACCCATGCACCATCGCCGTCGCGGCGGCATAAGCGGCGTTGTGCCCGCCCTGACCGCTCACGGACGGCGGCATGGCATCCAGATAGGCGACCGCGCGGCGCTCGACGTCGTCGGTGCGCGGTGTCGGTGGCAGCGACGGTGCTAGCTTTAGCGTTCG